GCCCGTGGTACAGAAAGCTTGATGCGTAATGAGATCCGTTCACAGCGCTTGATCCAATTCATGCAGATGGCACAGAACCCTGCGATGCAGCCGTTTGTGAAGTATGACTACATCCTGCGTGAACTTGCAGCATCTATGGACCTAGACGAAGATAAGATCCTAAACGATCAGCGTGAGGCAGCGATACAGGCGAAGATGATGGCAGAGATCCAAGCATTGATGCCACAGCCGCCGCAAGGCCAACAACCACCACAACAAGGTGGCGCACCTAGTGTAGATGACCCTACAGGAACAGGTGGCGGTAACATTGCACCTGGCAATGCCCCTGAGCCTAACGCAGAGGGCTTCACAGGTGGGGGAGGCGGCGACAATGGGGGTAACCAGCCGCAACAACAACAGGCTCCTCAACAAGGCCCACAGCAAGGCTAAGACCATATGGATCAAAAACAGTATCGACAGCTTCTCCCTCTGGTAAATGATAAAGACCAGATGGACAGGCTGCAGGAATATGTGAACGCACGTATTCAACAGCACCGTGATAATCTTGAAGGACAGAAAGACTACAACCGTATTCTGGAAATCCAAGGTGCAATCTCAGAACTTAAACGTTTCAAGACGCTTCGTGATGAAGTGCTGAAGGGAGCAGAATAATGGATCAGATGACCGAAGAAGAAAAGCAGGCTCTGGCTGAGTCTGAACTTATGGCCCTTATGGCTATGTATCCAGAGGACTATCCATATTCTGACCCAGAAGACAGATCTACGTCCATGCTAGATCTCATCAAAGAAGCAGCAAAGCTAGGCGGTGCCATTGGACTACTCGGCCTAGAAAAGGTCGGCATCGATACAGGCCCAATCGTACAGGAGTACAAAGAGAACTTTGCGCTGGGCGGATTGGCAGAGGCTCGTAAGGGCATCACCACACAGGAAGGCAAAGACATGGCTAAAAAGAAATTCCAGCTAGACCAGAAAAAAGCTGACTTAGATGGTGACGGTAACCTGTCTTCGTATGAGGAAACTCGTGGCGAAGCAGTACAACAGGCTATGGCAGACGACCCAGAGCAAGACGAAAAGGGTATGAACTGCGGCGGAATGATGGAGCCTATGGGATACGATGAAGTATCAGGCAATCCTATTCCTGTAGGATCTACCGCAGAGAATGTACGTGACGATATCGAAATCATGATCAGCGAAGGCGAATATGTTCTGCCTGCTGACGTGGTGAAGTGGCACGGACTTAAACATATCATGGACATGCAGGATGAAGCCAAAATGGGGCTTATGGGCATGGCTATGGATGGCCTCATTCAATACGTGGACGAAGAACCAATTGAGGGTGAGGCAGAGGAAGTCGAGGCATGTGAAAATTGTGATGGCGAAGGCTGTGAGCAATGCCAAGGCGAAGAAGCTAGTGAGGACGAATACGTTCCATCAGAGGACGTAGACGTTGAGTACCCAGCCGTAGAGGTTGAGGATGAATTGGACGACGAAGGGGCAGAGGAGGAATACCCTGAAGAGTCTGAATTGCCAGGAATGATGAAAAAACAGAAGTACGCATTCATCATTTCTTAACGGGCCACCTTCGCACAGCGAAGCCCCCTAGGAGAAAACAATGGCTAAATATAAACGAGCAGAAAGCCTAGAAGACGAACTAAGCTACAGCCAAGAATTGGCACAGCAACAGCCTAAAGCAGAACCAGAACCAGAAAGTCCTGCAGAGGCTACATATCAGAAACGGTATGGTGACCTACGCCGCCACACACAAAACCAGCTTGCGGAAAAAGACCGCCAGCTTGCGGCGATGAAAGCGCAGCTAGAGACTGCAGCTAAAGGACAGATCAAATTCCCTAAGACGGATGAAGAGATCGAACAGTGGTCACAGAAATATCCTGATGTAGCTAAGATCGTTGATACTATCGCCCGTAAACGTGCAAATGAAGCACTGGAAGAGGGTGAGAAGCGTATGCAAGGATTGCGGCAGCTTGAAACCAAGATCACCCGCAAAGAAGCAGAAGTGCAGCTAATGCGCCTACACCCTGACTTCAATAAGATCCGTGCATCAAAAGACTTCCATGATTGGGTTGCTCTACAGCCAACATATATTCAGGATGCTCTATACAGGAACAATTCGGATGCAAAGGCTGCGGCCCGTGCCATCGACTTGTACAAAGCTGACAAAAAGAAAAAGCCAGCTAACCAGAAATCTGCAGCACAGTCTGTAGGTCGTACATCTTCCAGCGCTCCTACTGCAGGCGGCAAAGGAACATGGCGTGAAAGCCAAGTAAGCAACATGTCTGACGCAGAGTATGAAAAGAATGAAGAAGCTATTCTTGAAGCTATGCGCACAGGTAAGTTTGTGTATGACATTACAGGTGCAGCACGATAAGTGGCGCTCTATCACACTTTGTTATTGACGTATATGAAAACAACTGTATGATAGGGCTGTCCCTGCCAAGGGGCAGATATAGGTAATAGCTATTGCTTTATACCTGCTACCATGCTATAATGATCCTATGATGGAAGCCTATCCATATAGGTCATTTCAATCATAGCCTTCGGCCCTTCCGTCAGGAAGCTACCCGAAAAGCTATTCCCCCCAAAACAGAAGATTTATGACGAATAGTCCACCAGTATGGCTTGGCCTGCGTATGCACCACCCAAGCATTAATACTGCCACTTTGTAGTCCCTTCTGATCTGACTGTTCCGTTTAGGAACTATGCCATTTCAAAGGAGAAACTATCATGGCATTCGCAAAAGCATCAGGTTATACAAACCTTAACTCAGGCAACTTCTCCCCAGTTATCTACTCCAAAAAAACGCAATTGGCGTTTCGTAAGAGTTCTGTCGTAGAAGATGTCACAAACACAGACTACAGCGGTGAGATCGCAAACTTCGGTGACTCTGTTAAGATCATCAAAGAACCAGATATCACAATCAACTCTTATGCTCGTGGTACAACACTAACGACACAAGATTTGACAGACGCTGACTTCACAATGGTCGTCAACCAAGCTAACTACTTCCAGTTCGCAATCGACGACATTGAAGAAGCACACTCACACGTAAACTTCATGGATCTGGCGACAGACCGTGCAGGCTATAAACTACGTGATGAGTTCGACCGTGAAGTTCTAGGCTACATGTCTGGCTGGGACTGGAATGGTTCTGCATGGGTACGTCGTACAGCATTGGATACAGGCTCAACTAAAGCCGATACTAACGCTGGCGCAGACGAACTTCTAGCAGCTAACAAGTTGGACATCACTGACTTTGGTGGTTCTGACGTCGGCGGCGAAGCAGAAGTTACATCTATCCCACTAGCAGCAGGCGGCGGTGCAGGTGGTATCACTTCACCTCTAGCGGTTCTTAACCGTATCGCACGTCAGATGGATACTGCAAACGTAGACACAGATGGTCGTTGGATCGTCGTAGATCCTGTGTTCGCAGAAATCCTAATGGACGAAGACAGCAAACTTATCAACGCCGACTTCGGTGGTGGCGATGAGCTACGCAACGGACGTATGCCAGGAACTATCCGTGGCTTCCGTGTCTATAAGTCTAACAACCTTCCATACGAAGGCACAGGCGCAGGAACAACTGCATCAGCAGGTTCTGAAGCAAACTTCGGTGTTCTAGTGGCAGGTCACGATTCAGCGGTAGCGACTGCAGAGCAGATTGCAAAAACTGAGTCTTTCCGTTCACCAGACACATTCGCAGATATCGTTCGTGGTATGCAGCTTTATGGCAGGAAAGTACTCCGCCCAGAAGCGCTATTCACAGCGAACTACAACTTGGCCTAGTCGCCACTGGGGGCAGGGCAACTTGCCCCCTCACTCTCTTTTAGGGTCATAAAATGCCATCCACGTTTATCTCACTCTGTAACCAGACATTGCGTCGTCTTAACGAGGTAGAAATTGCTGAAGACGATTTTGCAAATGCTCGTGGTGTGCAAGCCCTTGTGAAGGATGCAATCAAAGCATCTATTGCTCGTGTTAATCAGGCTGAATTTGAATGGCCTTTTAACTCTGCACAGCACAACGTTACCTTAGTACAAGGACAGTCCGAATATACATGGCCTGACTTCTTCAAGGTAGCTGACATGAATACCTTCCAGATCGTTGCAGATGACGCTCTGAATGTAGGCTATAAAACACTTAAAGTTCTAGACCGTGATGAATGGTACAGTAAGTACCGTGACGAAGATTTTAATGCAGGTTCTGCGGGTAAAGGCGTCCCTGAATATGTCTTTGACACCCACGGTAATGGCTACGGTGTTACACCTTCCCCAGACAAAGCCTACCGCATTACATTCCGCTATTATTTAAACTACAGCGACATTACTGCCTTTGATGATGTAACCCGCATTCCTACTTCGTTTGATACGGTTATCGTCGATGGTGCGCTGTACCACATGTACATGTTTAAAGATAACATCGAAAGCGCCCAAGCGGCGTTTATGTCTTTCCAACAAGGTCTAAAAGATCTGCAAACCCTTTACATCAACAACTTTGATTACATCCGTGATACCAGAGTGAGGTTCTAATGCCTGATCGCATAGAAAACCTCAAAATTGTCTGTGCAGGTGGCCTTAACTCGAATGAGAACCATCTAGACCTATCAGACAACGATCCTGGGGTTGCAACACGACTTGTTAACTTTGAACCGTCACTTTATGGCGGTTATCGTCGTATTAACGGCTATGAGCCGTACAAAGAAGATTATGCAGAAGTAACTAACGATACTAACGCAGCTACTGGCCCTGTACTTGGATTAGCTATTTATAAGAACGATTACCTAGGTACGACCCGTGTAATTGCTTGTCGTAAGCTAGATGATGGTAGTGATACTTACGGATTTTATCAGTACGTCCCTTTGAATGGCTGGCGTCTTATTTCAGGCGCACCTACTCCTGATATGACTGATGGTGTCGTAGATGTTACCAAAGTACGCAGCGCACAGTTCAACTTCGGTGACGGTAACCATATCATCTTTGTGGATGGGGTTAATTTACCGCAAGTGTATGATGGACAGAACTGGTATGCACTAGATCCTACAAACTCTGGTGGTAGCTCCTTCCCAGGCGGTGATCAGCTTATCGACCAGCCTTCTGTGGTAGAGGTTTTTGAACGACACATCTTCCTATCTGGGGATCATCAAGACGAAGCCTTAGTAGTACACTCTGCACCTAATGATCCTTTTACATGGACCGTGGCAGCAGGCGCTGGGCAGCTTACAGTCGGTACAGACGTTGTTCAGATTAAACCTTTCCGTGACCAGCTATTTGTATTCGGGCCTAACGCTATTAAAAAGGTTACTGCAGACGTAGCAGATGGCACATTCGTTATTGAAAACGTTACATCAAACGTTGGCTGTATTGCACGAGACAGTGTGGTTGAGATCGGCGGTGACCTAATGTTCTTGGCACCTGATGGTCTACGTCCTGTTGCAGGTACAAGCCGTATTGGTGACGTTGAACTAGGAACAATATCTAAGTCTATCCAAGGTGCCTTGGTGGACATTATTGAAAACTTCAACATGGACACGGTTAACGCCGTGGTTGTCCGTCGTAAGTCACAGGTACGGTTCTTTGTAGGGGACGATAGTGATGCTTTCGCTGCAGACAGTGTAGGTATCATAGGCGGTCTAACAGATGCTTCAGGCTCTATTGAATGGGAGTTTGGTACACTGCTAGGGATGAGAGCATCCTGCTGCACATCTGGTTATGTAGGCACTGAAGAGTTTGTACTGCATGGAGATTACGACGGTAAGGTATACCGACAGGAACAGGGCAACAGCCTAAACGGTTCTGACATGGTATCTGTATATGCTACGCCTTATCTAGACTTTGGTGATGCAGGTATCCGTAAAACAATCCGACAGATTAACACCTTTATTCGTGCAGAAGGTCCATTCGAACTAAACGTAGCGCTTTCCTATGATTGGGGCGACTACAATACCGCAAGACCTTCTACTTATACACAAGAGTCTACAGGCGCTCCAACAGCCTATGGCTCACGTAACATCCGCTATGGTGGCACTAACGTTATCTACGGCGGTTCTGAACGTCCAATCATGACTACTGATGTACAGGGTTCTGGTTTCTCTATGAGGGCCACATTCGTGACAGTAGGTCAGTACGACCCATTCTCCATACAGGGATTGGTGATCGACTTTACCTCGGCAGGGAGAAGATAATGGCAGGTTATACACGCCAATCCGTAGCAGATATTCTTAACGGTAGTGAGATTACAGCACCGCCGATTAACGCTGAATTTAACCAGCTAGTTGCTGCCTTTAACGGCACCACAGGCCACAGCCATGATGGTACTACAGGTAATGCTCCTAAGATTGACCTAACAACATCGTTGAGCGGCTACCTGCCAGCGGCTCATGGTGGTGTAGGCGGTAAGAACAAGTTCGATGCAACCTCTGCTCCTGCCACATCTAATGATAA